GAATAAATTTCTTTCCGCCAAAGACCTTGAAAATATATGCTCCTTTAAACACCAGGCAATGATCAAGCATATCGATAATGACAACCAACGAATCAACAAAATTGGAGATAGCCTTTCGGCCATAGCAGGCGATGTAGCGTATATCAAGGGAAGGATCGATGCGAAATGATCTACGTCTTAATGTCAATACTTTGTATTTACATGGCGGCGGTGGGTTTCGTGGAGGGCTGCAAAAACAGATGGCCCAGCCTTCCGCAGATTTCAGATAGCCGATACCACGAGGCGCGGACCATGGCAACGCTGGCGGTATTTCTACTGCTCTGCGTTGCTGCTCATGCGCTTTGGTGGCCGCTGGCGGCTTTCGTCTCCCTGAACGCCCTGTATAATCGCTGCCTGGTTAGGATTTCTCAGGGAAGCTGGACCGATATAAACCGGAATCAGGACGGAACACCGGCGACGTTTGCCATTTTTGGACGCCAGTTTTCTTATCCGTGGGGAACCACAGGAAAGCCGGAGTTGTTTTTTACATTCCCTGTTTTCGCTGGTATCGCAGGGGTTATATTTGCAATCACGTAATCGCAGGGTCGTCAAGCGGCAAGACAATGGGCTCATAACCCATCATCGCGGGTTCGACTCCCGCCCCTGCTATAAATTAGGAGAGGAGCGCGGCATAATGAACATTTCTAAGATTTACGAGCAGCTGAAAATTGACGAGGGTACCCGCAACGTTGTTTACATCGATACCACCGGTAACCCGACAGCCGGGACCGGGCACAAACTCATCGGGGCGGAGCTTACTGATTATCCCGTGGGTTCGACCGTGCCCGATGACGTGATTGAGGCGTGGTTCATGGCCGATGTTGCCCGCGCAATCGATGCCGCGGAAAAGGCGCCCGCAATCCCGTTTTACGGGCAACCGGACGGCGTACAGGATAGCCTCGTGAATATGGTCTACAACATGGGGCCGGGCGGCGTAGAGGGCTTCCCCCACTTCCTGGCGTGCCTCAGAGCGCATGATTACGCCGGGGCAGCTCATGAGCTGGAAACGAGCCTATGGGCAAAGCAGGTCGGCGATCGCGCGAAACGGATTATAGCGGCAATCGGAAGCGCGGCGGCGGTATGAAAAAACTGTCCTCATGGATGATTGATCTTTGGAACGCCGTTGACGGTCGAAAACGCGATATCGCTGGGCTTATCTCGGCCAATGCCATGATTTGGCTTGCGGCATGGTCCGTTCCCGCTACCCATTGGGTACATCGGCTGGTGACGTGTGTTTGCCCGCTGCTGCAGGCCGTGGCCACTGGACACGCGGCGATTAAGGGCGATTTACTAAGAAACAATTCAACAGGAGGGACACCATGATTAAGCCGAAGGTAATTCTTGCAATTCTCATCGGGGTATTCCTGTTCGCGTTCGGGCTGAGCTTTCGCTCGTGCGGGCACAAGGCCGCGGTACCTGCTCCGATTACCCATGAGACTACCAAATACGAAACGCTTCCCCGGCCGCCCCCTGTGATCGATACGTTTCCCAAGACCGTTTTGAAATGGAAACATGACACGGCCTGGATTGCGGCAACTGACAGCGGGAAAGCGAATGTAGCCATCGTATCTGCTTGCGAGGATTACGATACTACCACCAAAGCAGGGGCATATTGCTCTATTCACCAATGCTTTTTACTGCCTGATTCAGTGATTAAAAAGGCAGCGCAACCCCCAATATTCACATTGCGATTGCCTCCTCCGGTGGTCAAGGAAATTCTTGACACTACTTTTGTGACTAAACTTGTAAATAAACCCATCGACTGGAAATTCGAGCTACTCAAGGACGGCATTATTTGCGCCGGTGGCGTCTGGCTCGGTTCGAAGCTGTAGCCACCGGCTCTTAGGCAGGACAGGGGTTACTGCTTCAGGGCGAACACCGCACCCCTGCAACGAATTGCCCCATCTTCCACAATGTCAAACGGCTCAAACTTGTTAAAGTCACTGAGCCGCCTTTCGAAGGCCCCTGGGTGGTGGTTATTCCAACCCCAAAATGCAAAAACCATTTTCCAATCCTGAAAAATCTCTCAGGATATAGCATATTTTTAGATATACGGTATTGCCGGAATACTTTTTCTTTACAGGATCATACTCTTTAAACATAATCCCATCCCCCAGCCTTCCGGGGCTTTCTTAAGACGGGTCCTCAACTGGGTATGAGATATCTTCCGGGGTGGCTAAATTATGCCCGCCTAATTTCATTGTTGTGGGTTCACTATCCGCCTTGGTAAATTTCGGGGCCTTTTTAAAGGTTGCGCTTACTTGCCTTATAGGCGGCATTTCAATTGTTTTCCCTGAAAGCAGGTCTTCAATTGTAAGTAGCTGAATTTTGGGATACATCTTATTCCAGGTTTCCGATTCATAAAAGCCCGCCGTCACCGCTTCCGTTTTCATGGGTGCAGTAGGCTCCTGCATAGAGATAAGTACCCCCATAGCCGCCTTTTCGCGGTCTAATACCCCTTTCAGGTCCCGGACGTGCGCCGATCCTGTTTTTCCTGCCTTAACAGAAATTATTACACTTTCAAATACTCCCTTTTTATCACCTTGAAAAACAATACGCCCATCAATCCCCTTGTCCGCGCCTTTTTTCTGGTCGGCTGGGCGTGCCCCTACCTGCCCGAGAGCCCACCATTGAAATTGGTAGGGGTCTGATTCTGCCAATCTTTGCGCGTCTGCTATACTAACAGGCTCTCCAATTACTTCAAATTCGGTTGCCTTTTCAAAGGAATCCTTCAATCGGTTTTTAATCAGATTTATAGCCAAATGTGTTATATCTATCCCGATCCAAGTTCTTCCAAGCTTTTGCGCCGCCGAAATTGTTGTCCCGCACCCACAAAAAGGGTCAAGGACTATCTCTCCGGGTTTACTACTGGCACCAATAATACGCTCAAGTAGCGCTTCTGGCTTTTGGGTAGGATAACCTAACCTTTCATTAGCACTTGGATTAATGGCTTGTATATCTGTCCAAACATCCATAGGGGTTAAGCCTTCATCAAGATACCACCGATATAGTTTGCCACTTTTACGGGGAGAAAAATCTTCATAATATTCTCTTTTATTTTCGTCAATACCATACCGAAGATGTGCAGTCCCTATTTTTCTTGGAATTGATATTTCTTTTCTGTTAAATATATATTGATCTGTTTTCGAATACCAAAAGATGGTATCATGTTTTTTTAAAAAGGTTGATTTCCCTTTACCACCTGTATTATAATGCCATATTATTTCATTTCTAAAATTCTTTGCGCCGAATATTGCGTCCATAAGCATTTTTAAATAATGGCTTGCCGTAGGGTCACAATGCAGATATATACTGCCGGTTGGCTTTAGCACCCGCCGAAGCTCTATTAATCGGGGTGCCATCATTACAAGATACGCCAGCATATCGCATTCTCCTAAAAATTTTCGGAATGCTTGCAAGCAATCGGCAACCCGTCCGCCCGTAAGAACTATTTCAGCAAAAACAGCTTCCCCTTCCTGGTTCCAAGTCCATGTATCGGAAAAGGCTTGTATCTGGCTTGCTGCTTTGCTTCCGTCTTTTTCCGCAAAAAGTACATTGTAATTTGTGTTGGAATTGAAAGGCGGATCGAGGTATTCAAGGTCTACAGATTCGTCTTCGATATAGCTCCGTAGAATTTCGAGGTTATCGCCGTAGTATAGTTGGTTTTTCATGAATGATAAAATACGAAAAATCCTGGTATATGATGCGGTTTTTTTCTTCACCGTAACTATTTGATTTTCATGGAAATATAAAAATGGCTTGCAAACATACCCGCTGTTTATGCAAACATACCCGCTGTTTTGTGCAAACATACCCGCTGTTTCTTATTCCAGCTCGGGGTCTTCCGTCGCCATTTGCACATGTCTTATTCACATCTTGGTTATTTTCATCCATATCACGCCTTTCCTCCCCGCCGATTCCATGCGCCAATGGCAGATTCAACGGTTATATAACAACCAGTTGATATTCCACACATGAAATCGCACTTCACCAACCACCGCGCGGACCCTGGCGGATCGGCTTTGTACTGGCCGCTCGGCAGCACCTTGACGCTGATTGTCTTGATCAGTTTTGCTTTCCCGCCGCATAGCGGGCATTCCTTAAGTTGTTCCATTATTCAGCCTCCGTGATCATATTTTCAAACCAGTAGTAAATAACAGTACCCGTTGTCGAGCAGCTTTCCTTGGCAATATACCAATAATTCTTACATGGTCAAAGAAAATCTCTAACTGCTTTGGCAAAAGCAGACCATTTAAGAGCGTCTTCATTATTGCCAAAAGCTATAGAATATCCGGACAGGTCATGAGAATACATTACCCTGAATCCGCAAACAGATTCGGGGCATTCCTGACCATAAGGAACTAAAAGTACAGCTACCTCATGTCCGATAGCATTCTTAGACCTGTTTTCAATAATGCAATTCTCGCGAATTAATCGCGCGAACCTGTCGCGAAAATCTACCCTCTCATAAACATTCATTTTCCCCTCCCTTTAGAAATTTGTTAATTCATGCCATGCCCTGCGCTTATCGTAATAGCTATTAATCGCGGCTATGGCTTCATTTACTGAATGGCATACGCAAAAAGCATAAAGCGGTTGCAATGCCAATCGGAAAGACTCTTGCTCACGCGTTAAGTCGGTTTTTGCCTTGAACTCAATATAAAGGCCTGCACGAAGCACGCCATTGTGATACAATGCATGTGGTAGAAAAACATCCCAAATTCCAGGAGTTTTACCGCCTTGACGTTTTGCGTTCACGGCTGCCAAATTCACCCCGGCGCGTTTCGATGTTTCCGACATCGGGAAATAAGCCCCAGCGAGGGAGGAGTGAATCCATTCTATACCCGGAAACCTCTTGACAGTCACGGGGTGACGCACCCACCGGAAAAACTCAGCCTGAATGGTTGCCTCCACGTGTCGGTTGGATCGGGTTGTCCGCTTCCTCGGCATCGAAATCAGGATCTTGTATTCTTCCTGGTTCATAGCCAATACTCCTTTACCCGCACCTTATCGCTGTAACGGTTGAGAACATTAATATACCGGTCATAGATCACCATGCCCTCTTTTTTGAGGTTGATAATCCGAGCGGGGAGCCTGGTACATCCGCCACAATAGGCATAGGCAAAACTGCCAGTTATTCGTATGTGCGCTTTGAGAGCTGCTTTTATCTTTGCCCGCTGTGATGTTGTTTTGCTCATGTTTTCGGCTCCTCTCTGGTATTCCAGCGTTCGCATGGTGTCATGGTTTCGGAACTACTTGATCCGAGCCACAACCCGCAACCACTGCATTTTATGCCGTACCTCATATCTGTTGCTTCTGAGCCACAAAGCGGGCAGCCTTTAAGGGGGAGTGATTCGGCGTTGTTCATGCCTTCCCCTTCCGCACATATTTTCCATCCCGGCCCCGCGCCTGTAGTTTCGGCTTTATCAAGGCAAGCTCTGTTCTCAGCTTATCCCGCTGGCATTGCAATTTTGCAATGCCTCGGAGATTCGCCCCGTGGAGCACCCGAAGCCTCCGGTATTGCTCTGCCAGTATGTGGGCTTCCCCAAGGGCTCTCCACGCCCGATCCATCCAGCCAATACCCCGACACGTGCTAATTATGGCAATGAGCCAACCGAGGATACCGACTATGAGAGGTATAAATTTCATTTCGCCGCCTCCCCGATACTGATTTCGATAACATTTTTATCCGATTCTATTCCCGCATAAATCTTTCTGAGCAGCTTATATGTGTCTCCTACGCCTACGGTCGGTTCTCCTTTTCTTTCTGCGACATATGTCGATTCAACCTCTGCCCAATGTTCAACCAGAGCATTCCAGCGGGGAGAAATCGGTCGCATCAATTGCAGCCGTTCCCTGATTTCGGGAACCCTCAGAATGAGCATATGGCATCGTCCAAAGTCGGAGCCGTCGGATGGCGAAGAAGTGCGGATTCGATCCCCGGTATTCATTCCCGCAACCGTAGCGGCAAGGCATTCCGAAGACATACCGGTTTCACCAGTGATAAACCATGCGAGTATTTTTTCACGCAGAGTGAGTGGCATAGTGGTTATTCCTTCTTGTTAAAATTGCCCGCATAGGTTCCCGGTACCGTGTCTGCGCGCTGGCTTCACCCTCAGAACCATGAGGTAACGGCTCTATCCGGCACAGTGCATGATATGCGGGCATCGCAATTATTCCGCCCGTTCTTCCACGTCAACACTTCCGCAGCATGGACAAATCGGAGCGTCGGTTTTTTATTCACAACGAAGGTCGACAAACTGAAATAACTCCCCACAACCATAGCAAAGCATCACAGGATTTTCTTCGCTCATGATGGTTATTCCTTCTCCGGTTCCGGAGCCGCAGGTTTCTCCGCCAGTGCCTTTGCGGCGGCGATTAACTTTCTTGCTGCAGCAATGTGGCGGCGGATGTCCTCACCGGACGTGATGTGCCCCATCGGTTCCAGCACCTGCATGCACTCAAGGTGTGTATCCACCGATTCCAGAACTGCCAGATATTTTGATTTCTTCGCCTCTGACGCCTCCCCCGCCGCCGGGCTTGCCGGGGCGGTTCCGCTCGTTTCCGGGGCCGCTGCTGCTGTCAGGGCCTCGACCGATTGCTGTAGATCACTTTTCAGGTGCATATATTCAATGTCGAAAAATCCCATATTATCCAGCTCATCGATGTTGCGCTCTTGTGCAAGTCTGATAACTTTTGCGATCCACGATTCCATAATTTCCCTTTCCCTTTCACGGGAGCCGCGGGTGCTCCAGGTTACTGTTGAGTGTGGTGGTGGTGGTGGAGGTTGGGTTAGAAGGGCAGATTCTCCTGCGGCGGTTCAAAGGCATCGCCAGGCATTTCGGTTCCAACCGGTGCGGTACTCTCAGGATGTACTTCCACCGATTCGGCGCGGTATTTCTCAATCCATGCCGGAACGGGATCGGCATGATTCACGGCAATCATTTTTTGCGCATTCGGCATTTTCGGCATGATCGCCCCGAATTTCTGGCCGATGCTGCTATCCTTTTTTTCATAATCGATTATATTCATGGTGCAGTTGGCACCAATAAGTTTTTCGAGATCAAAGCCTTCGAGTTCTTCTGCCGTGAACTTCTTTCCCCGCCAGGATTCCAGGTCTTTCCGCAGGCTCGCCTTTTCGTGCAGCGAATTCGTGTAAAATTTGTTTACACCGAAGGGTTTCCCGTCATGCATGGTGCAGTCCAGTTCCCAGCAGATAATTACCTGGTGCCTAATAATACTCTTGCCCTGATAACTGCCCTTCTGATTGCCGATGTCGTAAACGGCATAACATACGGCCTGTTGGATACCCGTAGGAATTGGCTCAAAACTGCCGCCACTGCTTTTTGCGATAATCGGCATGATACGCCCCTTATTTTATGGTGAGATTAATGCGCTCTTCGAGTTTTGCACCGGCAATTACCATGCCGGCGGAAAGAGCTTTTTTGATTTCGTCTTTTGCCGGGACTACTGTAATTCGGTTGTACTGATCGGGAATGAGGGCCGGATCAAGGATTTCCACAGCCGTACTTTTACGCCAGCTTATGGCGACCGCCTCATCGCTCACCTTTTCCCCGATGATTACGTGTGCCTGCATGTATCGCTTTAACCATTCGGTTTGGTTTTCCAGCACCCTTGCGCGGACGGTAAGGCGCTTCGCCTCCGCCTTGATTGCCTCGGCTTCGGCATCGCGGTTTTTGTAGGCACGTCCGCAGGCAAGGAGCTTTCCGGCCCTCTCCAACTGCAAGGCATCAATTTCATCACTGAGAGAGTCAGGAATTACGCCTTCCGACTCCTCAGCGATTGCTGCTGCCTTTGCAAGCGCGATTTCAAGCTCTGCCGAAACCTCGTATAAATGCAGGGGCATTACTCCTCCTCTACGGTTAATTGTTGGCTGCATTGCTGCGAGCATCGCCCTTGAGCATCCAGCATGGCTCCGCATTCCCGGCATTCTCCCGGCTCCCCCTCATCCTCGTCCGGGCACCGGTTATCCAGATCGGCCAAGGTCGAGCGGATGTTGACGGTGTCGCCGAGCGGGAAGGTGCGGGCGGTCATCGTTGCATCTCCTCGGGGAAGTATCCCCGGAACGCGTGGGCAACCGGCACCAGTTCGCCTTCCTGGTGGAAAAACGATATCAGGAATTCGGCGTTCTGCGCCGCATCCTGATTCAGCCGGGCAAGGGCTCGTAGCCGAAGCTGTGGCCGCTGCTGTATCCGTAGCCGTCGCAGGAGCCCGAACAATCGCAGTCGGAAGTTATTTAGCGGCATCGGGAACCTTCCCCTTCTGCGGCAGCTGCGGCAGATATATATCCAACGCCGCCGCGACAACGCCGTTACGAGTCGCTCCACAATGCTTGACATAATAGTCAAGACGGGCAACGGTTTCCTTCGGTAATTGAAACGTCCTGGAGATCTTTCGGATCATGGGTGTTTCTCCTTTCATACCAAATAATATAATATATTTTAAAATATATTGCAAGGTAATCGTTCATCAGCTCTCAAAAATAACTTTCACGGATTGATACATTTATCTATCACTCTCGCTGTCGCGGTCGCTCTGACTCCCATCCCGAGTATCTGATAAAGGGCTTCATGCTTGACTTCCAACTCTCAGCATCGACAGGGCATAGGCGGTGCGGTCTGGTTTACGAGCGAGCCGATTCTGGTTGTGCGCGTATCGGCAAGCCCGACACAGTTTTTGCACGGCGCCGGTGGTCTCAAATTTCTCACCGCACTTGACACATAACCTTGGCTTCCCCACCAATGCGGCCAGGCGCCTAACCTCATTCTCATAGTGGAGTATCCGGGAGCACTTGTAGCAACGCAATTGCCGGCGCCCAGCACCTGGAATCACCTCGCCGCACTTCCGACAGATAATGGGATTGCGGCTGGGCCCCTGTTTATGCATGTGTGTGAGAGCCGAGGCCGTTGTCAGCAGCGGCTTCGCGCAATCGAAAAGCTGCTCCTCATCGGGTGCGGCATCGGGAACGGCGAACGGCTTGCGCTTC